AATTGTTTCTCTCATTTGTTTTACACCATGTTCTTGCGGTGCATCAAATTCTTCCATCTTGTACCTCCACTATGTGTTAACCTATCAGACAAGACCATAGGCATCTTGCCGTGGTGCTACCTTACCACTTGACTTGCACCTCTGGTAGCTATAAGCTACAAGTCCATTACTCTACGTATTTAATACAAGCTTTCAACGTAGGCCTGAAAGCCGATTTGATGGTCTATTGTACTGCGGACCTCTCAACGCATAAAACTATTATACACTAACTTGTTGTAAGTCCAGTAATTTTGTCACCTTTTTTCCTAGAACCAGCAACAAAAGAACTTTCAGCTAATGCTTCATTAGTTGCTTTTGCTACAGCTGACATAGCTTCTGTATTACCTATAGCTGATTCCTCTAAATCAGATATATCTAATCCTCTATCTATACTTTGTTCTTGTGTTAAGAATGTTTTTGCTCCACCATATAAACCTTTAGCAGTTTGTCTATCAAAACCAGCTTTTCTTAATCTGTTTGTTCTATCAAAATTAAAATCAAATCCTGCAGCTTTAGCTTCAGCACCTATTTGTAATGTACTTATTTCATTATTAAGTATTGCATCTTGTATATCTGGATTAATTAATCCTGCTAATATAATTTCATTTGTAACATTTTCAATACCATATTGATTTGCATATAATTCAGCAACTTGTGGTATATCATCTATAACTGAATCGTATACTGTTGCAACTCTTATATCAAATTCTTCTGGTGCAACACCATTAGTAATCATTTGTTCAAACTGTTTATTAAAACTCTCAGAGTAAGCAATACCATATTCTGATAATGTATTACGATATGAAGCTTTATTAGACATTGCTTCTAATTCGCTCATTACTAAAGCACCACTAACAGGGTCAGTCAAGTATCCAAAGTTATCTTTCCATACTTGTGTTTGCCTAGTCATTGCTAATGCTGTTGCTGTAACTCCTGTTGTTGCCCAATTTTTTGCAAACTCATCAATTAATGCTTCTGGAAAAAAAGAAAATGTACCTCTTGCAACAGCTAATCCTGTACCATAACCATAATCAATAGATAAACTTGAATCTCCATCACTTCCATTAGAACTTGTATCAACTGTTCCTGTTGGACCTGATGGTTCTGTATAATAATTAACTGCTTTATATGCTTCTTCAGAACTACCATCAGACATAGTAACAGTTTTATCTGGGTTATATTTAACAACATTTGTTCCTTGAAATTCAGGTAAATCTGTAGTTAATACCCAACCATCTGCTTGATAATCACCAACTAATTCTTCATCTACATCAGAATATGAACCACCTGGAGTTCTCATTTGTACTAATGCCATTATTTACCAACTCCTATTCTTGTTTGATAATCTTGAACAGGAACTATTCCTTGTCCAAATGCTTGCATCATTGCCATAGTTGCATCGTTCTGTGTTTTTTGATAACCACGTTGTAAACCTGTTTCTCTGAGTATTGCGTCTACTTTACTTGCATCATTAATTTGTATTAAATCCTGTACAACATCATCTGTTTCATCAATGACTACTCCCCAAATACTTTCAGCTTTATTTAATATAGGTTGTACTATATTTTTCCAACTAAAATCTCTGTCATACATTGAATATCCACCTTGAAATCTCATATCTTTAAACTTTTCTATTAACTCATTTTGATAAAAAGAACTTTGTCTTACTTTACTAGCCTCATATAAAACATCTACATTAGCGTGCATTGCTTTAGGTAACCATATGTCCATAAGATTTTGTATATTAGCTTGTCCACCAGTAGCTGCTGTAACTGTTCCACCATCTACTACAGCTTTAAAACCCATATCCCATTCAACATCAAAATTATTATCAACAGCTTTAGTTACTTGTTCAATTGCAGTAGTTCTGCTCCATTCTCCTAATGCCCATTTACTTGCAGCATAGTTAATAGAGTTATCATCTAATTTACCAAGTATATTTGTAACTGAGTTTTTTAATTGTTTAGCATATTCTTCTTTTAATTTACTAAAACCTAATTCATCTAATAAAGAAATCTTTTTATTATCATACATTTCTTTTGTATAACCTAATTCATTAATAATGTCATAAAATCTTGTATCAGTTTCTATATTAGTTTTCCAATTTGTAGAATCTTCTGAACGTAATTCAACTACTAAATCTAAAAAATCTTGATTGTTTGCCCATGGAAGACGTTCATCTAAGTTTGCTAAAGTTGAAACAGTAGCTTCTATAATGTTTGTACTATCATCAACAATTTCTAAAATATTACCAGCTTTAACTAATCTATCACCTTCTACTATTTGTAAATCCCAATCATCTTGATTTATATACATATATCCTTCAATGTTTTTACCAGCTATTAACTTTCCTTGACTATCAAATTGATTTACAAAACTAGGATTAATGTTAGTTATTGTACTTAAATCAACACCTTTAGATAACTCCCAATAAAGTATTGAAGCTCCATTATCATAAGCTAAATAAAATGTATTACCGACTTGTATAAGTGTTGTACCTTTAGGTCCAAATGTAACTTCAGCCATTTATTAATCCTTCTATCCAATTGTAATCTTTATTATAACGAGACTTTTTAATTTTACGTGGAACTCTACCTATATTGGGTGTTAATTGTGTCATTACAATACTATCCATTCCTAATTTAGAGCTATTTTTTTCATTATATTTATCTAATGCTATATCAGTAGGAGAAATTTTAGCCGTCATTTGTAAATTTCCAATGACTTGTTCTTTATAAGATTTGTTATCTTTAATTTTTTCTTTATCAATACCAGGAAAAAGTATAGGCATTATAGGATTTAATGCTTTTTCTACACCAGGTTCTATTAATGCTCCTAAAATTAAACCAATTTCATAAACATCTAATGCATTTATACCATCTATTGCTAATAATTTAGCTTTGTTTTTTAACAATTTAGAAATTTTTACATCTGGAACAATCATAGCTGCATCTGTAAATACATTTGGGTCATTTAACTTAGCTGCTCCGAGAGAACCACCAGGTGTGTCTGTTGTAACTAAATAATTATACTGTGCAGATAATTCTTGTTTCCATTTTGACATACCTTCTGGTTTTTTTCGTGGGTCAATAGGTTTACCATCAGCATCTAAATCCCAACCTTCTATGTCTGCTAATCTTGCATCTTCTATTGGAGATGGTTCTTTATAGTCAAAAAATATTGTTTCTAAATCTTCGCTTAAAGGCCAGTTATAAGGAGGTTGTTTATTAAATTCATTTTTAAATAAATCAAGATTAGATGTAACTTCTTTATTGGTATAATCTAATAATTGTTCTGCTCTATCAGCAGGAAGTCCTTTAACATATTCATCAAAATCTAAATATCTTGTAAGTAAACCTTCTTGTAATCTTGGATTTTCTATATTATTTTTAATAATTCTTTCTAGTCTAAGTCTTTCATTTACTACATTTGTAGTTGGTCTTGTATATTCTCTAACAAAACTTCCTGCTTCTTCTATATCATTAGGGTTAAATTCATTTGCTAAAAATGGTGAATCTGCAATTTCATCCATATATTTATTTATAACATTATCTACATCTTTTTCTTTAAATCCTTGAAGTTCTAATTTATTTTTAATTTCCATAAAAAATTCTGTATGTGATTCTATTCCATCAATAAAAGATGGATTATTTATAATTTTATTTATATCAATATTTGTAGGAATTTTAATATTTGTATTTTTAATTACATTAGTTAAAGCTTCAGCTTGATTAACAGTTCTATCAGGATTACCTGCAAAAGAATCAGTCAATTTTGTACCTTGGTCTACAATTTTTTTTAATTCTAATATTTTATCTGGATTTTCATTAGCCCATTTTTGCCATAATTGTTGATAAATTCTTTTACTTTCTTCAATAGGTTTACCAAATAAAATACTATCTTGTGTTGGAGGTCTTCCTTTACCTGATTTTTTAATATCATTTTGCCATACTTCTTCAATTGTTTTGCCAGCAAAAATACCTTCTTTAAACGTAGCATTTAAAGCAGAAAATTCTTTACCTAATTGATTACCTTTAGTAGAAACTTCAAAAGTAGATTGAGCTACTTTAGATTCACCAGCTGCTATACGTTCTCTAGCTATTCTTCTAGCTTTTTCAGCTCTAGTTTCTTCAGCCATTACCAGTTAAAAAACTCATAATATCTTCTTGTGCTTCGGTTTTAGCATTAGAAGCTTCTCTTAAACTATTAACATTAGTAGCACGTTCTTGTATTTTATCAGTAGCTATATCTGTTGGTGAATCAACATCTAATGTTGCTGCATAATCTGGATTAATTTTTTCCATTGTTACATAATTTTCTATTGGACGTTCAGTAACTGGACTAACACTACTAGATATTCTTTCAGCAACTGTATTCATAGTTTCATTCATACGTTCAAATTTATCTTTAGCAACTAATGATTGTAGATATGGATTATATTGTTCTGCCATTTGAATAGCAGTTTCAGATTTTTCTTCATCTGATGGATAATAACCAAACGTTGCATAGTAAGATTCGTCATAAAATTCTTCATATTGTAATTTTGTTTTTGGTCCAAATTGTTGTCTAATCATATCTTCTGATTTTTTGTCAGTTAACAATTCAGATTGTTTTTTAGCTTCACTTGCATTATCTAACATACGTGTAAAAGCATTGCCAAATATTTCTTTTTGTAAAATAATTGCAGGTGGTGTTGTGTTGTTTGCTCTATCTCTATAATCTAAACCACCAAAATAAGTATTAACGTTATAATTAAACGTTCTATTGTTAATAGTGTCTGTTATATTAGTTAATGCATTTGAAACATTTGTAGAATTTTCATGCCAATCATTCATTTGACTATCTGCATATAAAAATATTTCATTAATAAAATTAGTTGTTTGTATTCCTTTTTCTCCACCAAGTTCTTCACCAAAATATTCTTCTGTTTTTAATCCAGAAGCTATTGCATCTCTTTGCATTCTATCTACTGTTGATGTATTTAATGAAAAAATTAAAGAAGCAACAAAATCATTTTGAAAATGTCCGTTAAAACTAACAGTATTGTAAACTCCTTCTTCATTGTATATAGGTTCATTATTATCATCTAATATAGGCATAAGTCTAGGATTATCTAATACAGTTCTATTACCTATACTTGTAAGTGATTGATTGTTAGGTACATCGTCTATTATTGGAAAAACATTAGGACCAATTTGTTCAATTGCATTTACTATATCTAAAGTTATTCCAGAAGTTATAGCTTTACTTAATATCTGTTGTTGTTCAGGTGTTAAAGTGTAATCATCATATATAGAATCAAAATTAAAATCATTAGGTAAACCTACTGTATCTATAATCTCTTGTTTTTGTTCAGGTGTCATTAATTATCTCTCATATCTGTAATAAATTCTAGCTTATCTCCATCATTATTATATAGTTTAATAAAGACGCCATTCCAAATATACCAGAAATCAGGGTTTTTTTCTATAATCTTGTATGCTTGTTGAGCAACAGAAACTCTGACTGCATATGCTTCTTCAGTAGTACTTTCTAACCACCAAGTTTTACTATCAGTTCTACTGTATTCTTTTGATATTTCTTCAGCATCTTCAACTACTTTAATAAAATCAAGTAGCCCTTGTGCTGATGGTTGTTGCATAGCTTTTGTATTTGTAGGCCATAAATATCTAATTTCATTCCAAATTTCTCCTGCAGGTATAAAAGTTTGTATACCATAATTACTTAAAAATCCAGGATTAGAATATGCTAAAGCATTTCTTGCATCTCTTTTTTTAACTACTTTTTCTGCATAATTTAATGTAGTATCTTCATCAATTTGTTTTGCTAATCTTTCATATCTAAACCAAGCAACAGAATCGTTTTGTTGTAATGCAAATTTATCAGGTCTTTTAGTAACACTAAACCATAAATTAGAATAAGTACGTTCTGCTTCAGGATTATCAGGAACTAAATACGCTGCACTTTTTGGAAAAAGAGTAAGTAACTCATTATTTTTTCTTAGAAAATCAATATTTCTTTTTTCAAAAACTGCTTTTGTACCATCAGTAGATTCTTTACTACCAGTAGTTATATATGGATGGTCTATACCATATTTAACATAAAATTCTTCTGCAGCAATAGTTGAATCAGAATTGTTTTTTATTAGTATTTTATTGTATTCATTAGCTAACATTTGTGTTGCCCACCATTTACCATTTTTATCTTTAACTGTAAATATAGGTTTAAATCCAGTAGGAAGTATTTCCTGTGCTATAGCTCTAATTAAAAATAATGATTTAGCTTTATGAGCTGAGTATTGTAACAAAGCATCTGTTAATGTTTGTTCTGTTAGCTCGCCTTTTGCTGGACCTTGTTCACTATATAATGCTACTTTACGTCTACCATTCCAATCTTCATTTATATATCTAATATATTTATCTAATACACCAGACTTTAATAGTCTTTCTTCATCGTAACCTGCACGTATATTACTATAAATATCAATAGTTGTTTCTGCTCTCATACTGTCATATTCATCAGTAGAAGTTAACCATTCTTTAACATTATTATCAGAATCAATTCTTCTTTCAGAACCTGGTCCTGAAGATAACCCCTCTGCAAGTAATTCAAATGGGTTTCCAGCTGCTATTAATTTTTTAGCAAAAGGAGGTGGAGATAGTATTGCTTCAGTTATTTCATCTGGTGGAGCAAACGGCCCAAAAAACTGTTCTCTTAGTTCCATTTTTGCATCCATTTTATCAAATACTTTATTTAAAGCAAAAGCTACTATTGAGTTAGGACCTGGAGTTAAACTTGTACTTAATAAGTTTACACCTGCTATATTGCCAGCTGCAGTCATTCCTGCTTGTGCTTGTTCTAATCCTAAATCTTTTGGAAATACTAAATTACTTATTTTTGAATTAAAAGGATATAAAAATAAATCGTCACCACTACCATTAGGGTCTGGTGAAAACCATCCTTGTCCTTGAAAATTATACGCACCAGCAGATGATTTTAGTCCTTTGTATAATAAATTACCCTCACGTATTTTATAAGGATTTTTAGCAGCTAATCTTCCCCAAGTTTTTCCCATTTCAAACCAAACTTCAGGGAAAGGAAATATATTTCTAGTTATTTCAGAAAGTTGATGTCTTTCAGAAGCATCATATAATAACTGTTGAGTACCTTTTAAACCAAACTGACTAGCTAATTCGCTTGTTGCTCTATAACTTCCTGTTTTACCAGATTGACCTAGTAGTTGCATACCAACAAGTTCATCAATAGCTTTTTTTGGTATCTTTGCATCTTTAAATTCTTTAATATATTTAGTTTGTAATTTTTTAGTATACGTAGGAAACTGTGCAGCAACATACATATATCTGTATTGTTTAAAAGCAGGTGACCTATTAAGTCTTGATAGTGGTTCTGTTAACAAAAAGTTAAAAGATGTATTCCAAAATTCTGCCATTAAATCAGCTCCTCTACCTAAACTTGTAGAAGCTAATCTACTTTTTTTAGGCATCATTACTTTACCAAAATCAACTGATACAATTTCATCACTACCAGCAATATAATTTTGTATTTCTCTATAAATAGCTTGTTGTTGTTTTCTACCCCAATTTTTTACAAAAGGTGCTTTTTCCATATCAGGCATCATAGAAATGTAATCATCTGGATTAGTAACATCTCCTCCATGTTTTAATAATTTATCTGTCCATAAAGCTTCTCTTATTTGTAAGTTTCCACTATTTTCTACTGCATTATGATTAAAAATATATGTTTCGTCAATTTGTTTAAATCTATCTACGCCTTCTTGCATTATATGACCTGTTCGCATTCTTATGTCAGCTTCTAAAACAGATAAATATTCCATCATTTTGTCATGTTTAGAAACAATTTGTCTATATCTATCTCCTGTTTCTTGTATTAAATCTAATGCCATATCTTTTGCTTCTCTAGTTCTAGCCCAAGCTTCTAATTCAGGTCCCCAACCTAATCTTGCTACAACTCTTGACATTGGATTATTTCTTATATGTTGCAATTGTGTATTTATTGCTGATGCTCCTGCAATACTTTTTGCATCTACAGCTACCCAATTGTATCCTTTAACACTCTGACTTCTATAATCTATACCTTGATAAGACCAGTTTGCATTTACAGCTTCACTAAAATATTGCGAACTTAATATTTCATTAGTATCGTTACCAGAATCCATAAATTTTTCTGCTAATTTTCTAGTACGACTACGCTTAGGAAGCTGTCCATAAGAATATACCCATGATAAATAATCTCTAGGATTTGTAAATATACCGTCTAATCCTTCAAATATAAATCTAGCTTGTTCTTCTAAACCTACTCTAAATGATAAAGCTTGTTTAATAATTTTTGTTGGTTTAAATATTAATGAGTTCCAACCATCAAACAAACTACTTATTAAATCGTTTTCTATTTTGTTAGTTGGTATAAAACCATATTTAAAAGGATTTTTACCTTCAGCTATTAAATTATTCATATATCGTAAAGGAGCTTTAAAATGGTCAGGGTCATCAACAGCATCTGCAACTTCAAAAAAGAATCCTTTTTGTATTCTATTAAGTCTTCTTACTGGGTATAAAGCTGCTCCATTATTTGCAGCTTCAGACAATTTAACTAAAGAAGGAACATAAATTTTTGTACCATCTTCTCTTTTAACAAATTTAGTAAAAGAAGTAAAAACTTCATCGCCCATTTCATCAGCTAAAAATGATTTTAATTGCTGTTGACTATTTTTTATATCTTCTAAACCTTTTTTAAATAATTTTTCACCATAATCACCTTTAGTACCAGCAATTAATTTTCTATCATATTCCATTAATCTTGTAGAAAATGCATCTAAATCATCTACAACGCTTCCACCAGATTTAGTTTTTCTAACATTTGTTATAAAATCATTTAAAACTTTATCTGCCATTCTGCTTGTGTAACCTACATTTTCTACATGACGAACTATATCAACAAATGCTTGATTTCTATTTTTATAACTTAAATTACTACCAGGTAATGTACTAAATTTCTTTGTCCAATATGGACTCATACCTTGTGTAAATGCTGAACTAAAACCTAAATTACTTGAGTAATCTAAAACACCTAATTCTTCCCAATCAGTTAAAGCTTTTTTATTTAAAGTTACTGTACCATCTACAACTCTATTAAAAGCATTATCACCTTTTAATAATTTAACTCCTTTAGATGTAAATTTACCAATATTATCAACACTTCTAATAACTTTATTTCCTAAACCACCAGCTATTGAACCTATAGACCTAAGTCCTGGGTCTGTACCTGTTAAACCTTTTAATGCAGCATTAGTTAAAGCAGAACTACCTTTAGGAATACTATTTAATATAAACGGTGTTACTGTTTTTTCTGCTACATAACCTTCACTTAATGCTCTACGTATAATATTTTCTGTTTTGGCAAAAGTTTTACTTTTAGCAACTTCTACTAAAACTTCTTCTGGTGCATCAACTAACCAAGGATTTTTTGCAAGTTTAGCAACGTTTGATTCTTCAGTCATACCTTGTATTGATTTTCTAACAAAAGTTTTTTGCATTAAATCATTAACTGTATTTGATAAAAACTTAGGTGTTTTACCTAAAAGTAATCCATATTTTTTTCTAGCTGCACCGTCTGCTTTCATAGCAGGTTTAATATAACCTTTATAAATATCACTTTGTAATGCTCTATATCTAAAAGGAGCGTCTGTAGTATAGTCAAATACTTCAGCATTAATATTTGGACCAACTTTGCTTTGACCTGTAAAAGGATTTACATATTTTTCAATAGGTTCTAATATTTCTTTTGCTTTGTCGTGAGTAAACAATTTTTTATTTTTAAGCATGTCAGGTAATCTATCTACTTGACCAGCAAGAATAGAACCTTTTTTAATTGTTTTAGTAATTGCACCTAGACCTAAACTAGATATTATTCTATTTTCTGCATCAATAGCACCAGAAACAACATTGTAAGCTTTAGAACCTACTGGTTCAAATTTAGATGCTTCGTATCTACCAATTGAATAAGGTATTCTTACTCCAGCATTTTTATTACGTGCTTGTATTTCTTCATAGTCTTGAGCTAAATCAGGACTATATACAAATCTAGTTCCAGCAAATGCATTAATCATGTTAGGTTTTTGTATTGATGTCCAATTAATTTCTGAACCTTCATCAGGTTTTTTTATTGGTTCTCCAATATTTGCATAAATTATTTCTTCAGCTTGTTTAGGTGTATAACCAAAAACATTTACCAAAGAATTATATTCAGGCATATCTTCAGCAATTAAACTTTCAAATGACAAAACATTATTTCTGTTGTAGTTAACTGGTAAGTTTTGTACTACTCTAGTTAAAGCTTCTTTAGCATATGCTTCTCCAGCTAAGTTTTTAGCTTCTCCAATCCAACGTAACAACTGTTTAGTTTCTCCTATAAATCCTAGTTTTTCTCCTACTTCTTCTTGTGTCAAACTTAAATTAATTGGAATATTTGATTGTGCATACTCTTTTGTATAACCAGATTCTAAATATCTATCATAAGCATTCATTTGTTGTACGTAAGCCCACACACGTCCTCTTGGTTTATAAAAACCCATTGGGTCTTTCCAAGATACTGTTCTACCTTCTTCAGGTGTTTCATTTTGTGGAAAAGGACTCCATATAACAGCATTTTCATCAAACCAATCTGCAGCTGCTACAGCCCATAAACTTGTTTGAGTATCTCCAAATTTGCTTATATTAGGTTGAAAATCAACTTTGCCAATAACAGGAAATTCTCTGACACCATCTTCTGAATATATTATTTTTTCTAAAGAATCAGGAACTAATTTATTACCATAAAAAAATGCAGTAGAGGCTAATCCTCCAGCAATATCAAAAAGATTCATTGTCATGTCGTCATTGTATTTATTTGTTTGAAATCTATTTTTAACTGTTTCCCAATCATTAGCTGCTTGGACACAATATTGTAATGAATACTCGTCACATAAATCTTGCATAGCTTGAGATGATGGAGGTACTTCTAACTGTGCCATAGGTATTAATACTTCAGCAGGAAGTATTGCATACTTACTTGTATATTCTTCTAATCTTTCAGTAAAACCTGGATTACTTTTTATGTAATCTTTTGCAGATTTTAATTTATTATTTAAAGCATTTGTGTTGTTTCCAACATTTTCTAAGTCAAAATAACTTAATACCATAACTACCTTTGTGCAGCTCTAGTATTTATCATTTCATAAAATATTGGATTTTTTGTAAATTCAGCAGCTGCATACAAAAGCACGTCTACATCATTATAAAGATTTTCTTTAGGAGGATTTCCTGGACCAATAGCTCCACCTGATGTAGGTGGTTGTTCAGGAAAATTAGTAGGTGCTGCTATATCAAAAGAAGGCATTTTTTTAGCTTTAGGCAATCCACCACTAGCAGACACTTGTGCTTCTATAGCTTTTCTTTGACCATAATCTCCACCAGATGCAGCTGCAGGTGCAGAAGCATTACCGTCTGTTCTTTTACTTAATGCACCAGGACCAGAAACAGCATTACTTGTATTAGCAGTAGGTTTTCTATATCCTCCACGACCTGGCATTATTTATCCTTCCTATAAAAATCCTTAGTTATAAAAATAATAATACCTTCTGCTGGATATATAATGTTTTGTACATCTTCAGATAGTACATCAAATTCATCTTGTACACCGTATTCGTTATACACCATATCCCAAAATTCGTTTTCTACGTATTCTTCCATTACCCACCAAGAGCTTCTGCAATGGATGGTGGGGCTTGTGGTGGCAAGCCCTGTCCACCCAACATTTGTTGTTGAATCATTGCTTCCTGCTCTGGTGTCATACCAGGTTCTTCAGGAGTATAAAATTGTTTCATAATATCAGTTATAGCATTCGGTTGCTCGTAGATTGCTATAGCTGCCATTGTTGCAGATGGGTCACCTTGTGCTGACCTAGCTAATATAGAATCAAATAAAACACCTTCTGCTTTATTTTTTCTAATACGCTCTTGTACTTTTTGTATATTTTCTAAACCATCTATGTTATCTTGTAAAGTTTCTGTGTCTATAACACCAGCTTGTAATAATTGCAAACCAGTAACTATTTTCTGTGGTTCATCAAATCCTGCCATAACTCCATAGATACGTCTTGTTCTTAAGTCTCCACCTATATCTTTTAAAGGTTGATAGTTTTCAGAAAAAGCAGAACCGTTAATATAACCTATCATAGGTTTTTTTGTCACACCTGTTGTGTATGCTAGAACAACATCCATTTCTAATCTTTTAGCATCCATTTCAACAATTGCGTTTTTAATAATTTCTCTGTACTCGTTTATCATTAATGACATTGCGCCATTAAGTTCTTGTAAACCAGCTCCTGTTACAAACGAATTAGGTGACTGCGCATCATCAGTAACAGGATAACCACCAACAAGCCTCAATTGTCTTTCTAATCTATCCACTTGTTGGAACAATTGATATGGCATGTTATTTTGTGGTTTGCTGACCTGTGTACCTGGTGACAAATAGTTAACGGCAAATCTACCTTTTCTATATTGTCCAGACTCTAGTTCACCAGAAATGTTTGTTTCTGTAAATACTGCATCTTCCATAGCGATAGCAGACATAATGTTTATCTTTGCCATCATACCCATAAGACCTATGACATGGTCATACTGTCCTTTAAGTTGGTCAAAAGAAATACGTTTCATAAACACAAACGGTGGAGTAGAAAGAACGTTTGGTATAAAATCTAAAATTAATTTACGTTCAGGAAATACTATGTATGTACCACCTTGGTCATAGTATTCTATTATTCTTAATCCAGCTCGTGTGTTATCTTCCCAATCCTGTGCATTGTTTGTATCATAACTTAAAAATTCTGTAGGAACAGGTGTATAATCTTCTCCTGTTTCATCATCATCTTTTCTCATGATTTCATCTTTAAACTCAGGATAAATTTGTGCAAGTTTATATCTTGGCACTCGTCTAAGAACTGCTAGTTCTCTAGGTTGTTGGTCAGGACCAAAGTTTCCAGGAAAAGTATCATACGGGTCTCTTAGTTCTGCACTAGGATACACGTAACCATTACTGTCAACTTTAGTTGATATTACCCAAGCACAATAACCATAACCTGGTAACCATCTAGATGCTTGTGCTAACTGTCCTGTTAGATTTTGTGTTGCATCATAAGATGTTACTATTCGTTCTAGTTTTTCTGCTTGAAATTTAGCTCTCTCTGATTCATTACCATTAAGAATATCTACACGTACTTGTGGTACACCAGATATTTTTTGAGCTAACCTATCAATACCTGATTGTAATAAGTTTGGTGCAGGTAACAAGTCTGCATCTTCTGCATCCATTGAGTTACCAAGTAAAGACTTCATGCCTTCACTACCACCATTTAAAATAGCTTTAATACGAGCTTTACTTACTTGTCGTTCTTGTACTGCTTGTCCACCGACTAACTCAGAGGCGCTTTCAATAATTTCATTGTATGTTTTAAGGTCTAAGTTTTCTATCCCCATGGTGCATCATTCATATTAGTTAATTTAAAATCTCCATAACTTGGTTCGTAATCTGTTCCAACGTCAGCTAGACGTTCTTTTTGCATACGTCTAAATACTTTCATCGGAAACCAACTAGCCATAACTATATCAGTTTTTTCCTTGTTTCGCTTTGAAACAGGTTTACCATCAAAGTATAACAACTGTTGTCTGTATTTTTGTATTTTAGCACTACTTTCTGAATCACCTGTAGGTAAATGTATTTTTCTATTTTCAAACAAATCTGCCATTGCACCTACACCATATAGTGGGTCATGTTTGTTTTTACCTGTTAGATGTCCTTGTAGCTGAATACCACTACGTAATGTAAATTCTTTTATCTTATCATCTTGACGTATAGCAGTTTGAAAACCGTTTTCTTCTACTATCCATTGACGACAATCATATTTGTGTAACCAATCTGACATTTGGTCAAGTGCAGCCCTTACTCCGCCCCCTTGCCTATTTTCTAAATCTACTAAAAACAATTCGCCTCTATATGCATCTATACCCCAAAGTACTGATGCTTGGAATCCTGATGATGCAGGGTCAAGTCCAGCTACTAAATGTAAATTTCTATAATGTTGTCCCATAACTAAATCTGGTCGCATACATTGGTCAACCATGTTCATAGTAAAGATTTGTGTACCTTCTATGTATGTTTGGTTATAATACACCATCTCAAATATCTGCCTACCACCAGTAGATTCAGCAGAACGTAACCTAGACATTAACCATTTGTGTGAACGTTTAGTAGGCCATAACATACAATCTGTATGTACTTCATCAGTATGTTCTGGTAGTTCACATTCTAGTTTGTGTGCAGATTCAACTATTGATGTAAAGTTATCTGATTCTAAAAGATGGTTATATAAATCATCAGGGTGTTGTCTTGAACCTATAACAACAACAGCTGTGTGTTCTTCTTTACGTGAAGATAATGTTGTTGTCCACCATTGTCTTGTAGATTCTCTTGCACCAGCTTGCATAGTCGTTTGGTGGTCTTCAATGTCATCTGCAATTATTAAGTCACAGTCACGTGATAATATTTTTCCACCTTTACCTACAGCAACCATAGTAGGCGATTTAATACCAGCTACAGTTCTTGTACCTACAGTAAATTGATTTTGTGACCAGTTCTTACCAGAACGGTTATCTGGTTTAAAAGATGTACCTGGGGGACAGTATGCCTCTCTAAGTTCTTCGTTCGTGTCAAGCACGTCTAGGACTGCGCTAAGGGCATTTTTAGCTATATCTTCGTTTCCACCTACCCACATGATACGTAGGTTTGGATTCTTGCATATCTGGTACACAGCAAAATGTATTAACAGTTCTGTCTTTCCATGTCTTGGGGGGCTTAATATTAATAATTCTTTACCGTTATTAATAGAATCTATAATGTTATTTATCCAATTAGTATGGAAGGGGGCTGTTTCATACTTCTTACCTAGTTCCGTACGAAAATATTTTTCGCGGAAGCTAGAAAAATTCTTTAGACTCTTTTGTGCATCTTCTGATATTTCCCATCCGTCAGCAGCGATGGAGTTCCTGGTGTCAATTTTGTAGGCAGCTGCCATTCGAGAGACGGTAGCCGAGCTAGTCTCAAGGAGTAAAGATACCTCAGCTACACTAATGTCTCCATTAGCTAGTAACTCGGCGTATCCTTCACTTACGAAAGCTCGGTAATACGTACCTCGTCTAACACTAGCGTAGTCGCCATCATCAGATTTTAGTTCACGGTTAATTGGTTTTTCAACCTTGTCATTATGTCGCTTGTCGGCTGCGAACTGTCTCTTTTGACAGGTAGGTGAACAAAATTTTCTTTGTTTCCCACTTAATCGCTTCCTACAGCCTTGAGCTATACATACAACATTTTGACCCATTTAACTAACTTTCTGTAGATGTTTGCGTAGTGCTAATTATATGGTACTATACTCTCAAATACAAACATCAAACACAAGTAATTTGTTACAGGTGAAGGTGCAATCGGGATGTAGAAAGCTGCTGACTGGCAAGACAGTACACTAGAAAGACAAAGGCAGTACCCAAGGACATTAGAAAGCGTTTGATTAGGCACACAATTACTAATGCCCGCTAGTGCCTAAAAAGACTGTAGCCACCTACAGTATTACAGAATTACCAGCATATATTTTTAGCCTTACATACTATATATGGAACATCAAGGTTAACACTGGTAGGTCAAACAACACTCAGTAATAAACAGTATTGACAGAATGTCAATTCTTTTATGTACTGTACTGAGTGTCTTTACCTTACGGTAAAGTGACCTACTATATATAGTATCCCTTATTGATTTAATACCATATGTAGTGTATTGATATGACTATGCATACATATGGATACTATATATAACTACAGTGTTATCCGTCCAATGTATTACATTCCAACTGTTCATTAAGTTACTTGCCTCTACTGTATTGTGCTAACAGTACAGTGAGGATAACTTAATGTTACAGACCTTTGTCGCCGAGGCTTTCGAGTGCGTCTTGGTCTGTCATACTTGTATGTCAATGCCAATCTAGTATTACCCATAGATATTCTCGTATCCTATTTTCTAAGTCCTTTCGTATTTAAGGATTTTCCGTCTTGGCAGGTATGTAAGACAGAAAATTCATACGAAAGGACAAGAAAATATGGATACTGAATATACTAAGTGGGTAAATACTATCGATTGTGGCATATGTCATACTGAAGTATTTCCAGACGAAAGACACCCTATAAAAAGCTACTTCGGACCACAGAAGGGCTGGGTAACATGGAAGTCGTACCTACACGGCGACTGTGTTGCACAACCGACAGTTGGAGGCAAGCCGAACTTAATTGAAAAGCATAAGGAATCTAAAACCTATATTGCACGTAAATTAAAAGAGTTGCCTAAATTACAAAAACAAGTTGATAATATCAAGCAATTATCATTATTTGAAGGTAGTGAGGCTTAGGCCTTACTATCCTTCTTGTATAACTATGTCTTTAGCTAAATATTTTCTTTCAGAGCGTGGTGTGAAAGAAAAATTTATCTATGAAAGACATAGATGATACATAATAGAAAGGATATATATTATGGCAAGTAACGTACCTTACGAGGTAATCTGTGCGCAAACAGGCGCACAACTCACGGAGTGGAGTCAAATGGCTGTCACTCATGGCTATTCAGCAACTCAAGGTAAAAGTAGACCTTACTTTTTACATCTTGATAAAACTGATACAGAAGTTGCAGAGCAACTACGTATCATTGCTGACGCACAATCAAAACTGTGGGAATTGCATGACGCAAGTCCTACATCTCTTAAAGGTAAAGAGAATGCAGAAAAACAATTAGCTATGGCTAATGTTTCTGCATCATATGATAATAGTGAAATACTTGATGAACTAGACGCTATCGAAAACGATGGCGATTATGACGGTAACGTTGTAGAATAGTTTAATACTTATATATTACGTTCGTTTACGGGCGAACGTAATATATATAAAGCGAAAGGAAACTATGAATATTACATTAGATAATAAACTCAATACGCTTAATGTAGATGAGTTAAGACAAGTTATTCAGTGGACACTTAATGACTTACAAGCTTGGAGTAACAATGACCGTGTCAAAAATGACATAGGCAATCATTGTGCAATGCTTCATGAGGCAGTAAGTTATCAAATAAGCAAAGCTGTTGATAAGAAAAATAATTAATGGGTGGTTGGTTACTATGCGAAGGTTGTGGACGTTATGCACATACACATAATGGTGGTGGCGAAATTAATAACAAACACTATTGCGAACCATGCTATCCAGAATATATAGAAAGGTAATAATGACAAGTAAATTAGATGATATAGAAATAAAATTAAATGATATAGTTTTAATACTTGAAGGTATTAAAAACACCATGCAAAACATGGGTGAGCTTGATAAAGCTATTGTAGGCAAGCTTATGGATTTAGATTCAGTTATCAGTAACGTATACGATACAGATACATTATGAAAGAACATGATGTATATGTATTTGAAAATCAAGATTATAGACAAAAAGATAATATCTTAACTGTTGATTTTCATTTCGGATATGATACTGACGTAGATGACGCTGTTGCACAAATAGACGCAATGGTTCGTCTTATAGACAATGACGGTGACATAGAGTTTACCGTACATAGACCAAGCATATATTGTAAGTCTATGTTAGATGTAATTGGACCAGATGATTATGCCTGATTCATTTACATGTTGGTTATGTAACAAAGTCATACACAATGAATATACTAATAATGCAGAACCTGTATCTATTGGTGTTTGTTGTGCAAAATGCAATATTAAAGTTGTCATTCCTGCCCGAATGCGACAACTTTATAAAACCTAGACCATGTGTCCAAGCTGGCTGTTTAGTTCCCCTTTACAGCCAGCGTCTAGGTTGTTACACGTACGTAGCTTGTAGCACATAAAAGGTGAGCTAAGTAAAAAACACCACCCTGTATTGGGAGTTAGCACACATTGGACAACACCTTCGTGTGTGTTACAAGCTATCTATAAAATACATAATGCCCTGTGTAAGATAGCATTGAGTATGGAAGGAGTGTTATATGCATTCCTTCCGTTACTCTTTGTCGCAGAGCAACGAAAGGAATATTATGCATGGACATTTAATTGAGATTAAAAATAAACCATTAAAAAAGTATCAAGTACAAATATCATATTTCAGACAACAAGTGTTTGATAAAATAGATGATAATAAAAAACTAGATATAGAAAATGGTATAGCTAATCGATATGAAGTAGAGGCTAGTTCATTAGAACAAGCTATTGCTAGAGCTATTAAAATTGACACTGTTGTTAAAGCAGAAACAATGGCACGTTATCCAGGTATTTTACCTGATGAAGACGAATTTGATAAAGATACAGTACTTAAATTTGCTGAATTTCTTGATGATAAGGGTTTGTTTCAGGACTGGATATTGTTAGAGCCAACAGCTATACAAGCTAGTTTAATCGATGACGAAGATGAACTTAATACGCTTACAGAAAATGCTGTTATGGAACATAGCAGTAACATGAGTGACGAAATAGAAGATTTTCTTAGAGATACTAAGGAATAAATACAGATACGAAAGGAGCTAATCATGGCAAACGATTGCTGGGAATTAGTAGAATCTGTATTGGGCAATAGCCGTAGAGTATTACTTTATGGCCCACCTGGTACAGGTAAGACATACAGTGCTGTTAAAACTAATACGCCTAAAGCGTATAGTAAATCAGCAGGAAAAGAAATAGATAATATCTATCAAATAACTATGACAGAAGATACTGCTAGTGCAAACTTAGAAGGTTTTTACAAACCATCTAGCACAGGTACTTTTGAATGGCATGACGGTATTGCAATACAATCATGGAAAAATGGTGGTCGCCTTGTAATTAATGAGATAGACCATGCGTCACCAGACGCAATGACGTTTCTACATGCTATTTTAGACGACCAAGAAATAGCAATGTTGACATTAAATAACGATACAAAAGAAACAGTTAGACCAGCTGATGGCTTTCAAGTTATAGCTACAACTAACAGTCCACCAGAGTCATTACCTTTGGCTTTGAAAGACAGATTTCCTGTAAAAATATATGTTGACAGTATACACCCTAAAGCAATGGAACAGTTTCCAGATGAGTGGCACGGTGTAATTAATGATACAACATTAGTAGAAGATGATGAAGAACGTATTTCAGTACGTGCATGGACAGAGTTCTTTAACTTACAAGCTAATGGCTTTAATCCAGAACAAGCAGCTAAATTAGTCTTTGCAGACAAAGCAGAAGAATTAATAGATGCTGTTACGTTAGCACGTGCTTAATAGTAAAGCTTATCCATATCCAGAAATTGTTACTGGTGAGAAGTGGGAAGTAGTAGGTACTATTAACAACAGTCCCGATGGTTCTACAGATAATCTCAACAGACAAATGACAGTACCTCTCGATAGAGAGTGTACAGAATGTGGTATCAATCATAGTCGTATGATACGTAGACACGAACTTGGTCATGCCAAGTGGAGTCCAAAGACTATGGGTAAGCTAAAACCAGGTGTACGTGCAGAGGCTGTTCATGTACTAGAAGAAGTTAGAGTTAATCATCTTCTATATGAAAACAAGCTTGCATTATCTGAACCATCAAAGTGTTTAGATGTAATACAACAAGAAACTATGAAATTAGTTTACGAATCAGGTATTGCAGAGATAATACTTATGGGTTTAGCTAGTAAATGGAAAGTACCAGATATTGATACTAACCGTAGATATGCTAGTTATAAATACAATGATGAATGGGTTGTAATGTCAGCTTGTTTCAACATGATAAGAAATGATGATACAGTTACTGATTATCGTAAACAACAGATTATATATGCAGAAAGAATTATTGCTAGATTTTTTCAAAGTATTACTAATCATGGTTATGGTCAAACTATTAGTTATCGTAAAGTACAAAAGTATGCAGAACCATTGAGTGCAATACTTGACATGTTCAGAGATGCACCTACACAAGATGAAGTATACAAACCTAAACCAAAATCACATACCGCACCTGGTATTGATGAGAGTGAAGGGAATGCTGAAGAATCTAATGAGTTAGGTGGTGGTTCTTTAGAACAACGTACAAGAGACGACCTAGCAGAGTTATTGTATAGAAGTACTCAAGGTACAGGTAGATGGGGTGAAATGTTTACGCATCAACCACCATTATCTGTTAATTTACAAAGTAGACTTAAAAACGGTAGGTCGTATAGACCAGCTGACTTTGGTTACAATCCAAAATACATTAACAGATACTGTATAGATAAGAAAATATTCAAACAAAAAATGACTGCACTTGGTGGCACAATACTTATTGATGCATCAGGTTCTATGTCATTTAATGGTGAAGATATTTTAGAAGTTATGCAGCAATTACCTGCTGTTACTATTGCTATGTACAATGGTACAGGTGACACAGGTGATTTACGTATCATTGCTAAAAATGGTAAACGTGTAACTGAAAAGTATTTAGATAACCATTCAGGTTACGGTAATGTTGTAGATGGTCCTGCTTTAGAATGGCTAGGAACACAACCAGCTAGAAGAATATGGGTATCAGACATGCATGTGTTTGGTGCGCATGGTGATACTGCTGGTTTTAATCTAATGGCTGATGTAAATAAAATCGTTAGAAAATACAATATTATTAACCTTAAGAACATAGAAGAAGTAAAGGAACATGCATTAAAACTGAATGTAGTATAGTTAAGGAGTAATGTAACACGCAAGTGTGGCAAAGTTCCTTTCCTTTGCTTAAGCATTACACCGATAATTAGAGTGGAATAGAGTGCAAAGAGAACTTGCAACAAGGTATTTTATTCATCATGTCAACAGTGACCTATAGTGAACACCACTCTGATTATTTACGCCCGCGTGCTTCACCTCAACACTTCGCGTACACTAGGGTGTCCGACTCGTGTTTCCGTTTAGCTCGCTAAGCCTAAATAAATTAAATCCTTGTATTTAAAATAAATGAATATATAATGACAAGTATGAAAGATATAGATAAACTTCTGAAAGAAGCTGAACATGGTAAGACAAGTTCAGTAGCTGACAGAATAACAGATGAAGCAATGCCATTCTGGCAAGGATGTATAGAACGATTAACTTCTGGACATAACATAAAACCATATGTTGTACACAGATTGTTAAGAGAAGAATATGGTATTAAAATATCAGAATCAGCTATACGTAATCACTTTATGAAAGTAGTAAACAATGAGTAAAGACGTTGATAAACTAATAGCAGAAGCTGAATCACTGAAAATTCAGGAACTAAAATCTGATAATCTTAAGTTACTTAAGCAATTAGATAAAGCTAAAAATAAAAAAGCTGATTTAATTGAGGCTATGTATGATGCTGTGCGAATGAATGTATCTACATGGGCTAAACCTAATGTTCCTAAACCAACATTAAGTAAAGCTAATAAGAATGAAGAAATTGCAGTAGCTATATTATCAGATATACAGTTAGCTAAAATAACACCAGATTATAACACAGCAATAGCAGAGAAAAGAGTTGTTGCATATGCACATAAGATAGTAGAACTAGCTAATCTTCAAAGAAATGCACACCCTGTTAACAAATGCGCAGTATTAGTTGCAGGTGACATTGTAGAAGGAGAGCTTATATTCCCAGGACAATCACACTTGATAGACGCAAGTCTGTATAGTCAAGTTACAATTGATGGCCCTAGAATATTGACACAGTTCTTTGACGTACTGTTAGCTAACTTTAAAGAAGTAGAAGTTACATGGGTTATAGGTAATCACGGAAGCCTTGGTGGTCGTGCAAGAAAAGACTATCACCCAGACAGCAACAGTGACCGTATGCTAGGAAAGATAATGTCAATGATATATGATAAAGATAAAAGAATTTCTTTTCATGTACCAGACAGTACAACAGAAGACCATTGGTTTGGTATAGCAGACCTTGGTAAAGACTGTAAATTCTTTGTATGGCATGGAGATAATGTACGAGGACATAGTGGTTTTCCTTGGTATGGTTTTGGTAAAAAACTATTAGGTTGGAAAGCATTGGCATCAAGAAATCTTATGCCTGACTTTGACTATGCAATAGCTGGACACTTCCATACACCTACAACAATGTATGTTAATGATGTACGTTTATGGGTTAATGGAAGCACAGAAAGCTACAATAGTTACGCTATGGAGCAGCTAGCAAGCATGGGTAGACCATGTCAATGGCTATTATTCTGTAAACCAGGACACGGAGTAACTGCTGAATACCTTGTAAAACTGGATAAAGTATAGGTATACTACATATAGTATGTCAAATACAATAAATGAGTCTGTTAAGAGAGTCTCTATTGAGTACGCAGGGTATGGTTCACAGCCATATTTTGTAGTTAATACTGATAATGGTATTAAATTTATTCCAATAGAACATGGAGTGACTAGACTTACAGACATAGTAAATAAATAACTTTATTTATTAGCCGTTTTTTCGGAACGGCATAATAAATAAACAAAGAAAGGAATGTTATGACTAATAACAACAAACTGTTGTCCCCATTTCCACAGGAGCTAGTTAAAAAAGCACCTGCTGGTAAGTTCGGGGATTACGTACCACACGCTAACTATGTAGAAAGACTACGTGATAGTGGTGTTACATACTCTTGGTCATGTGAACCTGTATATGGTACACATAACGGAGAGAAAAGAATTGTCGGAGCTAAAGGTACTATAACCATAGAAGGTATGGGTAGTTACGATGGCTTTGGTGATGTTGATACCTTCAAGCTTGGCAATGCTAAGTTTAATGACGGTAACAACCTTAAAGACGCAGAATCAGACGCGTTCAAGCGTGCATGTATGAGGTTCGGTCTAGGTGTAGAGCTATGGTCAGGTAGTAAACAGACTGAAGAAGAAGCTACATCTATTGCACCTGATGGTTATACGCAGGAACAAGCAGACAAAGATGCTATGGTAGAAGTTACCAAAGTAGATATGCGTTTGAAAGAAAACAAGATGTCTAAAGAAGACAAAGCTGCAGCAGCAGCAATTATGGACAGTATCTTAGGTACTGAGTCATGAGTCAGGATGTACAATTTATAGCTGAAACAGTACAAAATATTTGTACGAACGTAGAATCACAAGAAACATTACACAAAATTTTAGGTTCTGCAAATCAATATGTACAGTTAAAGAAGTTTGATGCAGATAAAACAAGATGGACAGATGAACAGCTTGATATGTATTTTGCTTATGTAGAAAAATTAGTAAGTATGCCAACAGTAGTTACGCAAGAATCTTTTGATACAATGTCAATAGAAGAAAAGTTAAACGCTGTAGGTTTAGAAGTACAAGAAGTTACTAATAATGTGCAACCTGCTGGAGATATGTTGGGAGGCATAGTAAATAAAATGGAACAACAAAATAAATACAGAGATGACCTTAAGTGTCCTTTCTGTCAACAAATGGTATATGACAATAGAAATAATAAAAAGTCAGACAAAAGTCCAGACTTTGTTTGCAGTACTAATGACCCTGTTACCTGTGGTGGACACAGTGGTAAGTGGCGTAAGTCCTGGTGGGTAGACAACAGTGATATACCTGTAGAGTGGAACTTAGATGGTGAAGTCAAGACAGCACCCAACGATGCTGGCGAAGACTTAGCACCATTCTAATGAATAGATTAGAGCGCAGGGCTGCTAAATCAAAAAAGAAAAGAAGATATCAAGGACTTAGTAAGAAACAAATCTTACGTCCTGATGTTATTGATAGATAGAAAGGAAAGCTATGATACCAAGTGCATTTAGAGGGGTAAACGTACCCGTATATGTAAAAAGTAAAACACAGTTAGTAGCATGGGCGTTAGAAGAATTTCAAACTTCTGACCCTATAACTAACTGGGAGTTTGTAAGAGAATTATATTGCCATAGATTTGGTGGGATAATCTTTAACCTACGTCAAGAAGGTTATGAAATTACAACAATTAAAACAAACACAAAAGGTTTAGTCAGTTATCGCTGCACTAAAGTACCTTCAAGAACTACCATTAGCTAATGTTAGAGATAATAGTCGGGTGTTTGTTTCCAATGTTTCTAACACCTGACTTATTATCAGAGTACATAGAATGCAGAGAAGTAAAAGAACAAGTAGTTTATGTAGCACAATGGCACAGTTTAATTTCTACATACTTTGAACCAGAAGATGTAATACAAGCAATGACTATTGTTTATTGCGAAAGCAGAGGAAAAGAAACAGCAGTAGGTCGTAATACAAATGGGACAGATGACGTAGGCCTTTGGCAATTTAATGACAAAACTTGGGCTTGGTTAAAACCTAAGCTTGATATAATAAGTAATAGAAAGAACCCTATAATATCGACAAAAGTAGCAGCTTGGTTAGTGTACAACGATGGTTGGCATCATTGGAATAGTAGCAAGCACTGTTGGAAAGGACACGATAATGTATTATTATCAATCAACACACAATGAAAACACAAATTGAAGATATATACAATATGGTATGTATTGTATGTAACATTACATGTTATCTAACAATCTATCCAGACAATAAAGTTTGTGATTCTTGTGCAGAGTTTATCTTAAATGATATAGAGGAGCAGAAAAAATATGAACAAAAATAAAACATTAAGCATTGTTAATACAAATATATTTACAAACCCACAATATATGAAGACATGGGGTAAACAATTTGTAGAAGCATGCGGTAGTACAGAAATGAACATTCCACCTGATATGGGTAAGTTACGTTGGCTTATGGAAAAGTTTGTTAAAGATTACAACGTACAATTAGGAGAGTTAGGAGAGGAAGAATGAGTGATATATCAGTATCAGAAGCAGATGGTGTAGTTCTTATTAACGAATTAGAAAAACGTTTTGGATTTATGCCAATAATAGTTAAGAATGAACAAGGCAAAGAAGAAGTCAAGTGTTTAGTACCTAAGTTTACTGTAACAATTGACCCTATAAATGAGGAGGAATAATGACTATGAATACTCGTTTTGCTAAATCAAAAGAAATAAACGTTAGTACGCCATTAGAAGACAAACAAAATTGGCACGCTAAGTTAGACACTTGGAAAAATAATGCTAATAATAAAAATGTTTTTGGTGGTAGAAGATTCTTAGGTGTTAATAAAAATGGTAATGAAGTATGGATTTCTTATGAACTTAGAAAAGATACTAAGGAATTAACTATATCAAGTACGCATAACTTAAGTTCATTAGAAAACAAAGGAGCTAAGCTTGCACCTAGACGTGTAACTGTTGGTCTTAATAAAGATGCACCTAAAGATTTAATGCGACCTGTTACACAAAAAGATATGGGTGAAATTACACCTAATACGTTGCGCTATATAAATAAATTGAGAGATATGGCAGACATGGGAATAGGTAAAGTAAATGGTAAATGTTCATCTCAATTGTTTATGTTAGTATCTAATACTATTTATGAAGGTGATACTGATATAGATAAAGGTGACTGTAGATGGAACGACATAATAGAAACATGGGACTTGCCACCTGGAAAGTACCTAACAGTATATGGATAAAGAAGATAAATATAGACCTTTACCATCACACATGACAATACAACCTAGCAAAATAGAAGGTCTAGGTTTGTTTACACTTAAAGCAATAAAAGATTTAGAGACTTCTTTAGGTGTAACACATGTATGGTACGAAGAAGTAGGCAGTGTGTTTCGTACACCTTTAGGAGGTTTTATTAATCATAGTGAAACACCTAACTGTGAAATTAAAAGATTCGATGGCACAATAGTTAGTCATTTGTTTCCTATTAAACCTATAAAAGCAGGGGAAGAAATCACATTAAAATATACTATGTACTCTGTTGATGAGTGATATTGCACAGATAAGAGAACAGGCCTTTATACGGGCTGGAAACGTCTGTGAGTGGGCAAATTGTGACAGTGGTAAATGGTTAGAGCTAGCACACCTTAAAGATATAGGTATGGGTGGCAACAAAGCACGCAAATACAATGTAGATAATACAGCTGTACTATGTAAATGGCATCATGATATATACGATGGTCGTCAGTCTATGGGTACAAAAGTAGCGTATAGAGAACTGTTAGAAGGTTATTTAGATAGACACTCAGGTGTTAGCTAGAGTATTTGTGCGCTCTATATCCTTGTTGAAAAGATTTTTTTTCTGCAGCTTTAGATTTAAAACTGTAATGATTAGCTAATGATGTATTACCTAATTGAAATTGTGTAGAAGCTTTATCTTTGTACATTGTAGCTCTTGCAGCTGATACATTAGATTTACTTTGTTCTTGATTAGCACGCATAAGTTTTTCACGTTCACCCATGCCTTTCATATTAGGATTAGTTACAGTAAGTTTCATTAGTAATCTACACCATACTTGCCAGGTTTTTTAACAGATAAATCTATATAACTTTTACCTGCTTTTCCTTTATGAAATGAAGGATTATCTAATGCACGTTTAGTACCTTTATAAACACCTTCAGCTACAGTTAATGCAACACCAGCTATATTTATACCTTTAGATATTTTTGCAGCTTTAGCTAAGTTTTGTTGATGCATTAGCATTCTTGCTCCAGTAGAAGTTTCCATATGATTAGATAGTATTTTGTAAGTTGTTCTACCTATTGAACCACCAACTCTGTTTTGTTGTGTACCAGTAGGTTTTCCATAGACTGGAAAATGACGAGGTCGCATACCTTGACCTATTCTAGCAGTACTTTTTATAATAGGTTTATTTAATCCTTTTGTATTACCTACAGGTTTACCTTTCGGGTTACTTGTAGGTGTACTTGGTTTAGGAGACCATCTACTTCTATTTTTAGTATTGTAAACATCTGACTTAGCCATTATTTACCTAATTTTTTTTTGGCAAATTCTTTTACAACAACTAGAGCAGCTGATGCACCAGATAGTGCAGCTAACTGTAATGCGTTAGCATCTACGCCTACTAGAGGAGCAACTGCTAAAGCACCTATAAATGCTTCTACAAAAGTCCAGCCAGTTTTTTCTAATATTGATTTGTATTCTTCACTCATTTAATATCCCTTGTATATATTATTACTTGATACTGTACCGTATATGTTAGCATCTTTTTTCTTTTTTTTCGGTTGTGACATAGCCCATTTGCCTACATCATAAACATCTTTAGCTATCATTGCAGTACCTATACCAGGTATTAATCTTGATGCACCTTTAGCTGCAACTTTAACTATAGTTTTAGCAGTTTTTTGTGCAGTTTTATTTTTTAATTTATATTCTGAATATTCTTTAACACTCATATTTACACTATCTGCTGTAAAAGATGCAATAGATTTTTTTTCAACTGCTTTTATAGCTTTAGTGTTTAAACCGTATTTAGTTGTATATTTAGAAGGGTCTGTTTTAAATTTAACTTTATTAGGTTTTACTTCTCCAGCTATAGTATTTATAGATTTATTATTTTCAAATTTTCTTAAATTAGGTCCAGTAGCTTTACTTAAAAAAGTACCTTGACTACCAGGTTTTGGAGTATGCATTCCTTTAAAAGCACCATCTGATTTTTTTAATAACTTTCTTGGAGTAGGTGGCCCACTTAATTGTGTTGTAATTACATTGCTTGCTTTACGTCTTGCATATTCTGCACCATATTTTTTAGCCCATGCTTTTTGACCAGCTTCTTGTCTAGCTTTTTTAGCAACTGCACGTCTTTTAGCTTCAGGACTATCTATGTAATCTTCTACTAACCTGTAATCAGGTAATCTGTTAACCATTAATCAATCTTTCTGCCATCAAGTTTAGCAGAAACAACCTGCAGTTCGCCACTTATCTCTTGTAATTTATCCATTATACCTTGTGGTTGTATCATGTTAGGAGCTGTTTCGTTACTTAGTTCTATATCTCCATCATAATTTATGTATGTAACTTCTACATCTTGTCCTGATACTATAGCTTCAGCTACACGAGGGTATACAAGTTTATATGCATCTCTACTTGACCCAATAAACCCATCTTTTTTTACTAAATTACTTTCTTGTGAATTTCCTAATAGCAAACAACCAGCTGTATTCTCATCTGTATTACCTGAATGCCATAAAATCCACTTAAAATTAGGTACATCTTGTACCCATATCATACCGTGATGCCAATCTGCACCGTATCTAGCTAGGTATTTGTTATGAAATCCACCTTCTTCACGTAGTTTAAGCTTGTATGTACCTGCAGGAATACGTGTTTCACCATATACTTTAACGTCACGTTGTTCATCTTCTAAGGTATAACAAAGAAATGTTTTTTTTCCATTACTCGCATCAAGTAATATGCCTGATGTCGAATCTTTTCCTGAACTAAATCTTAATACTTCTAATTTCATTATTTTTTAATCTTTTTAATCTTACCATTTTCTGTACGGGCAAACTTATGTGTTTTAGTTTCTCTAATAAGAGTACCGTAATAACGTTTACCACCCCACATCCAACTAACTTTTTTAGACATTAACTATTCCTTTGTATTTTTTACACCAAGCAAACTCTTGTACTACTGCATTCCATACTGTGCAGTTACCTGAAGGTTGATAAGCATAGCAGTTACTACATTGTTGTTTACCTTTAGGATATAACTGATATGCAGCAGGTAAGTTGTTTATATCTTCGTTTTTATTAATTACCATTTAACTTTATCTGCCCAATAAGCAGCTGACATTTTACCTTTTTTAATGTTTTTAGCATGACGAGCTTTAAAAGATTTTTTTCTAGCTTTATCTTTAGCTGACTTAGGATTTTTACCTGCACCAGACACACCTTGTTGACCAAATCTTATTAATTTAAGATTATGTCCTTCTTGTGCCAGAACCATATGAGATTTTGTTGCATGTCCTGGAGTACGTTTAGGTTTATTAACACCTTTAAGATTGTGTTTTTTTATTAACGAAGCTTTACGAGATGCATGTGACATATACTAATATTTATAGGTTTTCTTAGGTTTATTCTTCTTCGCAGGTTTCTTCTTTTTTTGCATAACTTCTCCTAACAATTTTATTGTAATCTATACATCCTATATTACCACAATACTTAACTTTATTGCGAATAATAGTTTCTTGATTACATCGATTACATTCAGTTACCAAATTTAATGTCCGTGGTTGTTTGCTTCCAAATATGCTAGTCTAGTTTTTAAGTCGTTAAGTTCCCACATACTATTGTTAACACTTTGTATTTGTGTTTCTACTCTAGTTAACGAATCATTAAGGTCTTGATACTCCCATTTTTCTAGTAAATAATATCTATCTAAATCAAAACCACCATCTCTAACCTGTTGCTCTAAGTTAAACAAGTTAGCTTGTAAGGTAGCCATTTCTTCATTAAACCTACCGACATTCTGTGCGGCCATCTCTAATGATTGTATCTTTTCATATAGTACAGCTATATCATTCTGTACATATGTAGATTCTTTAAGAGTTATAAATTCATACTCAATGTTATTCATTCTGTCATCAATTCCTGTAAGAGTAATAAGTACAGCATTAAGAGATTGTATACCAGCACCAACAGAACTCATCAGAGCTATACCAGTTACTATTAAACCTAAGTTATCTTTTATTTTTTTTAACACTAAGCCACATTACTATTAGAAATTCAATCATTATCCACCAATTTTCCAGATAATTTCTGTTATTTCCGAATCAATACCTTGTATAATGTTTAATACATCACTAACTTTTTGGTTTGCATTTATTATTTCTACTTGCAACGCTGTAACTTGTTGTTGCAAATCGTTAACTGTTTTAAATAACCAACCTACAAGTGCAGCTAAACCACCTTGTAATACCTGGTTAAGATTTATTTTTGCTTCCATTACATTGTTAAGCTACCAACAATTAATATAACTGTGGCAACTAATCCTAATACTTTATAAAATTCTGCTTTGTCCAATTTGTTATCTAGTTTTTCTTCTAGTCTATCTAATCTTTCTATGACCAATTTTAATAATTCCTTTTGTGTGAAACCGTTACCATTTGAATTTGTCATTATGGTAGGTCATCTCTAGACAAAAAATCCCATTCTTTATCATAAGATATACGATTGTCCCAATCATATTTACTTATTCTTTTAATAAATCCAAGAGCTTCTTTTAAAAAATAACCTAAAAGAAAACCTATTAAATAATCCATAAATTGGATTATAACATATTATTTATGCAGGTTTAGGATTATCTGATTTAACTTTATATATCAGCCATTTTAATAAAAGAAAAGACTGTTCTTGCTTCTGTTGTTGAACCAAATAACTGTGCTCCAGTTGTAAAATCTGCTTTGAATTTTATTTTATCATTTGATGTATCAGATACTTTAATCATTAAATCTTGACTGTGTGTTTTAGTTTCAGCAGTTCCAGATTGGTCGTTATACATTCTTATTAATCCTACTGTATCTTCTGATGAGAAGTTGTCATTTGTAGTTACTAAATCAAAATCAAATCTACCACCACTACCACCAACATTAAATAAAACACACATTTTGATTTGCCAATAACCTGTAGAAGGAAATGTCCATAAACCAGAAGATAGTGTCATACCTGTTCCTAATTTAGTTTGCAATGTTCCAGTCGGTCTAGATAAATTATTTTGTACTGGGTCTGCATCAGTATTTAAAGTGTTTGTTAAAGTCCATTCATCATATTCAGTAACTCCACTTGCAATAGAAGGTATTGCACCATCTTTAATTAGTAAGCCATCTACAGTTACACCAGAACCAGAGGTTCTTTCGCCTATAACATTAACATTTAATGTACTCATTTTGGATTATTGTCCTTTACTTCTTTTAATGCTGTAAAAAATTCACCTGTGTTATCTAGTGTACCATTGTTTATATCGTGCCATAGCTTATCAAATTGTTCTCCAAGCTGTGGGTAAACTCTATCTCTTTGATATTGG